GGAGGAATGTTTACAACACCCATAGTACCACCACCTCCAGTGTTAGCTATGTTAGGATTTAAAACCTCAAGAGCACTATAATTCTGAACATTGGTAAACCCAATACCAGAACTAACAATACACTGCTGAGGAGTATTCACACTACAGATTTCAAGAGAACCTTGTAAACCTGCCGAACTGACTAGAAATCCAGAATGAGTTTGTTGATATGTCCAAGTACCAGTAGTCTTGGCTATCTTTTTACCTTTAGCATTGATGAAAATTTCGTGAGCATTCATTTCACCACCACTAACATTGATACGCTTCGCTTTACGTTTCCTACCAGTCTTAGTAGACGTAGAGGAACCAGCACGACGAGAACGAGTACGTGAACGAGTCTTGTAATTGAATGGGTTGTTTTTATATGTCTTTAATCCAGTATAAGCAGCTGCAGTACGTTTACCTATTTTTAACAATCGACGAGTGAGTGAAGAAGTTTTCATTAAGTAAAGAAAAAACAAGAAAGTTTGGCTTTTTATAGTTTTTTATTGGAAATGAGTTACTCTCATTCTTCTGCGAAGAGCAGCCATAGTATCAGCATCTAAATCTGGGTACCACGACTCTGGCGCAAGATTTGAGGTGATCCAGATCCGCTGGACTCGGAATGCGGTGGCGCCTCCTTTAACTTCCACAATAACGGGGTACCTGTCGAGCCATCTGAGTAAGTGGCTAATGTCGATACCACCTCGAAATTCATCGATGACAACATTCGCCTGACCCTGGTACCCGCACCAAAACTTGGTTCTGGGATCCTTAGGGTAACTATCAAATCCTGCTTCGTCCCATGCGGCTCGAGACTTGCCAGTACCAGAAGCTCCCCAGTAGCAAAGAACCACTTTTTCAATTGGAGCAGCGACAAGAAAGTCGGTAGCAATGCTGCGGAGAGAACGATAGGAATTGACTCGAATATCTGCGGGGATGGCAAGGAGATCACCTCTTTTGGCGGCGTCCCAGATAGCCTCCCAATCCTTCGGTGCATTGCGTTTGAAAGGTTTGACTCCGTATTCGAACTGGGTGTCGGGGATTCGGGTGTCTTCTTTTTGAACATATTTCTCTGCCGAATCTGATCGAGTGAGTTCATAGTGTCCTGTCGAAGGGAATAGGCGTCGTACGGAGCGGAGGGATTGTTTGTTTTTGAAAAGCACGACGAACTGCCAATGTCGAAATCCGGTGGTTGATCCCAACTCCCCTTGACCGATGATCCACTGGACTCCATCAACGAGTGATGGCGTCCAGTCTTCATACGGGACTGTCCCGATCCAATAAACACCTTGTCTTCGACTAGGGGGACCGGGCTCGGAGCGAGGAGAGAGTGCCATTGTCCCTGAGTGTCCGTCCATTGCATTGTAGAGTGTATTTTCATCGAATTCTTCTCTGCTTTTATAGCTTTTGCGGCCGACGCCTCGGCCGAGGGCGTAAACGCCCAAATAAAGAATCTTTATTTTTAATTAATTAATGTCTTTTGGTGGACACGGAAATAGCCGCCTCCATTAAAAGGCATTTTTTTATGACCATAACGGGAATGGAAAGTGAGTGAGAACCGGACCCATGTAGGTAATACTGGGTTCTTATTTCATAAGAACTGGTCTACATGGGTCCTAATCCTGGGGTATTGGGTGGTTTAAGCAGGGGACAAGCCCCTGCTTGCCTCACGGCAGTATCGCGCTCCCTCGCGGTCGCACTCTTTCTTTATATAGTCGGCTTGGTTGTAAGACTGTCTCTGAACATATTTTTTATTTCAAATAATAGTAGTAGCTCCTACCGTTGTAGGAATATCAGTCTCTTCATTGATATACGCTTGATTTGCCTGAGAAGCACCGTAAGGAACAGTAACTGCCCCACGATTGGTAGATAACTTACCTTGTTGATTGGCAACAGCACAGCAGGCGTAACGAACATTAGCGATATAAGCAATGTCAGTAGATGCATAAGTAGGCGTGCCTGGACCAGCAGTAGTGCGATCAACAACGACTTGGCCACGTGTAACGCACAATACAGTATAACACCAGGGTACATACGTAGTACCCGCCGTATTATAGGCAACAGCAACATCCTTTTTAACAACTTTGTTGAGAGCAATAGTAATCTTTAACTTTTCAGTAACACCACCCGCTAAGATAATATTACGCTTCGCAGCGATAAGATAAGTACTACGGAATATAGGACTATCCATTGGGTTAGTACCAACAACTGCTTTAGACATATAACCAGCAACAGTACTGGCCAATGCAGCTCCCGCTGCAGGTTGAGCTTCAGATGCCTGACCAAACGCTTCGTTCACGTAGCCTGCATCCCAAGTAACAAGAGGACTATAATTATGAGGTTTCTTTGTCTTCACGACATAAACATCAAGATACACACCAACACCAGACATGTTGGTCATCTCAAGATCAATATAATTTGTCTTGATACAAAACTGGTCTTCTGGAGGAATGTTTACAACACCCATAGTACCACCACCTCCAGTGTTAGCTATGTTAGGATTTAAAACCTCAAGAGCACTATAATTCTGAACATTGGTAAACCCAATACCAGAACTAACAATAC